CCAAACTGCTGGATTGGTATTTGAGTTCTCAAAAGTATGGGATGCAACAGTCTCATTCTTCATTAACCAAGCAAATTGAATTATACCTGCACCATACCATTCGTAATTGATAGAAATCATTTGTTGTTTTGTTGGATCTGCAGTTACTCCAGTCCACCCATTACCATCAAACTTCTCACCATTCCATTCATCTCTGTATACTCTGGTTTCTGTAACAATTCCAGTTACACTACTACGGAGCACATAAGAATATGTTCCCCCATCATCCTCAAAATAAACACCATTATTTTCATCAAACAATCCAAATCTTCTGCGAATACCTACTTGTGGTTGTTCTAGACGAATTGCAAATGCAAGAGTTGCACCTCTACCAGGAATGTATCTCATCACATTCTTGGTTTGACGAATAACTTTGCTTCCTGTAGTAGATCCAACTTGCATTACAATATTACTGGCATTTGCATTAAATGTTGCAGTTCCAACTCCAACTACTCTTTCATCCCATACATCAGTCTCTTTACCATACTGGAAGGTGTTAAAGAATACTGTTTGGTATGGAGATATTTTGAATCTGTTGTTGTTGGTAAACTGAGGTCTCCAGTCTGTCTGGTTACCCCAGTGGTCTGCGATATTATAAACCTCAAAGAGACTTCTTTCTTGATCTAAAAAATCTTGAGTCTTTTTATTCCAAATAGCCATAAATTAAACCCAATCTAATTTTGCATAGTGATATTTTTTAGAATCTTTAATATTAATACTATTATCTTGTTCTTGAACTGGATAAATTTGCTGAACAATTACACCAGGATATTCTCTTTGCAAATGTTCACCTAATTGTTCTCTAGATGGAATTCCATTCTTAGATGTCATTTCCATTCTGTAGAATTGTCCCTTCCAAACAAGATCGGCAATAAATTCTTCACCAACTTGTTGTGGCTCTGGCTGCCCACCAATATTTAAGGTTCCATTAAAGTCACCGTTAATCGTGACGTTTTCTGAAAGAAATTGATTGAAGCTTTTCATATCAGCAGTTCCAAGCTCTAAGGGACTTATTGATTCTGCTATTTGGATCACTAGCAGTTTTCTTTGAAGTTAAGTTGTTTTTCATGCCCCTCATACGAGCACAAAATGATGCTCTACGAGGGTTGCCAACTTTCTTTGATGGTGCTTTGAGATCACTTCCAGGATTCTCACGCTCATAAGACTTACGACCTTTTTCATTAAGTCCACCTTTTTTATTTTTACCTTCTTTGCGAGTCCAAGCAGCACTTTCACCAATCACACCAATATTTAAAAGATAATTTTTACGACGCTTTTCTGGGGTATCTAAAGTAGTATTGCAAGCATCTTCAGGAATAAATTCGTCAGCTAGTTTAAGAGGAGGTAAAGAAATACCTCTACGTGCAGCATTTTGTTGTTCTCCACCAACACCTCTTTGGGCTAAACCAGCAATTTTTTTAGCTCTTTCAGCCTTCCTAATATCAGCCATTGAATGCGTGATATCAAAACTGGGATTTGACTGTTCGCTAGCAATCACATATCCAGAATTAGCACTAGTCATGCAAGGATAATATGCAAGAACTTTTGCTCCTGGATAAACTTTTTGTATTGCACTATTAACTTCTTCCCGAGATGGAACTTGTGGAGATGGAAAGTACATCTTGATAGTATAAACTTTGCTTAAAAAATTAAGCATAATAGTATACAATTGACCAGATGTTTGAATTCTTTTAACTGATTCTGTTACACTATCATCACTTTGCATATAATCAGCAGCAGTATCAATAAAATCAGCAGCTCTAGTAATTTTAGATTGAACCCATGCAGGAATTTGTTGATTTGATTTTTTAACCAATTTTCTTAAAATGTTAATTGATCTTTCAATTTGATCAAACTCAACATTCGCCATATAGCCTTCTTCGTCTTTGATCTTGCCAGATGCAATTTCTTTATGTTCTTCAGTAATTTTTTTCTTTTCCATTTTTTTTAGCCTAGTGTAGTAATCTGGAAGTTCGTCTACATGTTGCTTAGCAATTTTTGTTGCTATAGCTTTATTAGTTGTGTGCTCACCCTCTACTTTTGTTCCCATAGCAATCTGCTTTTTAATCGCAGCAACAGAAACATTGCCATCTTTTGCAATTTGTGATAATGTTTTTGCTGGCTTTAATTGCTCTTGCATTATTTTTATTTTTCTTCTTTACTATTTAGAAGACCTTGCTTAATTAATTTTGATAATTCTGCAGTAGATCCTACAAATAAAGAATTATTGACGGTCGTTGGGCCGTTATACTTTGCATCTAGATCTTTCATTTTCTTTTGAAGATCAATCAATTTATCAGTTACATCCGCAACACTCTTAATTAATTGACCAGCAACTTCATATGCTCTCGGATGATCTGTACTAGTAGCAACTTCTAAAATTCCATCAACAGCTTCTTGACCTTTTTCAATCAAAGAATACAATTGACCCCTAGTATATTCGTAATCTTTTTTTGGTTCATCTGGTTGAGTTATTTCTGGTTTTTCCACAGAAACAATTTCCGAAGAAGATACCTCAGATTCAATGTTTAGGATCTTATCAATTTTATCGAAGGAATTCATATATTATAAGTTTAAATCTTGGTGTTGTGATGGACTATAAGTTTTGAAATCTTGGAAGAAAGATACTTCTTCATTAAATCCAAAATCATCTCCAGGTTCTACAAGAACATCATCGGCAGCATTTATGACACCATCATCATTATAATCTTGTAAAGCTTTTGGAGTAGCTGTATAACGAACTTCTCGCTTTGCTGATGTGTTTGTATTTCCGTGATAATCAATTTGAACTTTTTTAATTAACTTATCTGTAGAATCAACAATTGGACCAAACAGAGAAGTTTTTGCAGTGAAGTTTAAAGTATATATGATGACCCTTGTTTCATCAAACCCACCTTCATACTTATCATCTGGTGGACTAACAGAATCTAATATAATTGGTATATCTCTAGTTTCTCCAATAGTTTCTATTAAGTCTATAGTGATATTAAAAGCTGGTTGAAAAAATGGCAAAATTTGCTCTACAATTTGCAGCATGTCTTCTTGTGTTTTAGACATGATAGCTAATTGAAAATTTATATTATATGGAACTGGTAAAAAAACTTTTTGTAATCTAGCATTATCTGTTACCGCTTTAAAGGTTTGTGTTACTGAACCTTTTCTAGAAGGATCATAAGAAATTCCTCGCATTTCAAATGATATTCTAGGTAGAGTAATTGTTTGTTTTTTACTAAGATCTGGCTGTTGATTTATTCTTGCTAAGAATTTTTGAATTGGCCCATACGCAATGGGAACTTTCATAACAGAAGCAACGCTACCATTTGAATCTACTTTTCTGATTTCGATGTTATTAAATAATGTACCAAAACCAATAATGGTTTTTCTAATAATTCCGTGGTAAAAATAATTTCCTAACATCAGTATTCTCCAAATGGATTAGTCTCAGAAAAATCTAAAAATGTATCAGCTTCGTTTTCTATCTGAGTATTCTGAGCATATAAATCTTCATCTACAAAATAATTTGCAGATTTAAATATATATCTGCCAGTAGAACCAATACCAGTATGATAAGTTCCAGCAGATCCAACGATAACCTCTCCAGGAGTAAATTTGCCAGACAGTCTGTATACTTTTAATTGCCTATCCTTAGCATCCCAATTTTTAACAATAGCTTGTGTCCCTGATGTTTCTCCAGTGATTACTTCATTGTATAAGTAATTTCCTGTTCCAACTCCAGGATGAGACAGTGTTATAGTTGGTGTTGACGTATATCCAGATCCTGCGTTTGTTACATATATGTTTGACACGCTTCCGTTTGTAATAAAAACTTCTGCAGTAGCTGTAGTTCCAGCTCCTGATGGAGATGAAATAGTAATTGTGGGTTTTCTTGAATAGTTTGATCCAGCATTATTAATTTGAATATTTGAAATTGTTCCATTTCCAAGAGAAGCCGTTGCTATTCCTCCAGATCCTCCACCACCACTAATTGTAATTGTTGGAGCAACAGTATATCCGCCACCAGGATTTGTAAGAACAATTCTTTCAATAGAAAGACTGGTTGTATATCCAACTATCGATTTACTTGTAGTAATTGCTACCGCAGTAGCAGTTCTTCCTCCTGCAGGAGCAGCTGAGAATGTGACAGTTGGAGTGCTAGTATAACCCCAACCATCATTAACCAAATTAACTTTTTGAACTGCTCCGAAAGGTATTACTGTTGTTCCTGCACCAGCTGTGTTTGCAGTTCCAACTAATGTTAATATTGCATCAATACCTTTATCGGCTACTGAAGTGTCAACGTCATATGCGCCAGTATCAATAACTTCATCTTCAAATTTGAATGGCTCACATTTTAATTCATAAACATATAATCCATTTAATTGATAAAATTCTACTTCATGCTCTATAAATTTTACTTCAAATAAAGTATCTGTTAAAGGAAAATAAATTAAGTCACCTTCTTTAGGTCTGTTACTAATTTTTAAATTTTCTTCTACAAGTTCTGCTTCAATAAATGGCGAAATAAAATCTTCAAATTTTTCTCTAGAAATAATTAAAGATAAATCATCATTTCCCTGAACACCAAACTTTGATAGCAAATCTCCGCCGCCACCAAAACCTCCCCAAGTATTTACATAAGCCTCCATGTAGTAATTATCATTAAAACGTGCTAGAATATTTTCTTGAATAACTCCATCTTCAATAGCATATGATCTTGGCAAATACCCAATATTGACTCCATACATCCTCAACTGCTCATTAATGAGATCTTGAAGAAGTCTTTGTTCTCCTCTATTTCCTTGTATAAAATATGGATTTAATGCCATATTATCCTACCATATCTAAAGGTGGCAATTCATAATCAGAAGACATTCTAGATTTAATATCTGCAAGTTCATTAATTGCATCTTCATATATTTGTCTTCCATTCAATTCAACACCTCCAGGAAGTTTAACTCCTTGGAACTTAATCATATTTTGACCCCACTGCTTTTTAATCATAGCAGTTAAATATTGCTTTAAGAATGAGTCATTCCAAACTTTTGGAAAATCTGCAGGATCCAAAATGCGATAACAATCAATAATAATGTAACTATTTACAGCAACACTTGACCAATTCATATCAATATAAAGTCTATTCTGTCTTTTTGTATATCTAATTTTCTTTTGTGGACTGATAAGCCATTGAATAGTTTCCAAATATTCTTTAACCATAGCATAATTAAGAAGTTCAATTGATGTAAAATTATAAACATCATTCAAGAAAATTTGATAGGCAATATTGAACATTCCACTTGAAAATGTGCTATCATCAAATCTAAAAATGCCCTCAACACCAATTACACTATCGGGAATTTCAATATAATTTTTAGACTCTAGATAATTGAAAGTTGTTACACCTACAGTTTTACTAGTGGTATCATTTGCTTTTGCCCTATCAATATCATCTTGAGTAATCTTATATTTTAAATACATTTTTTCAACACCGTCAAAATGACGTTCTTGAAAATATTGTAAGGCATCATCAACAAGATCGTCTATTTGATCATCATCTACATTAATTTCCAGCACGGGATAACCTAATCTTCTTAGGCAATAATCAATAAGTTGTTGTCTGCTGGATGGTTTCATGGCTCTCTATTACTTTTGTTTATTTCTGTTTGCAATTCATTTTTTGTCTCTTGCAACTCTGCATAATCTTGAAGTAAACTTTGATACTTTGCCTCCAATATTGCATTATCTTTATATAAATTCATCATTCTATCTGAAAATGTTTTCACTAAAATATTAATATCAATTTCACTGTTCATGTTTAATATTCTCCACCATCAATTGTGCTAGTCCAAACAGGAACATTTGTTCCTGGTTGTGTTGTAAGTATATAGTTGGATGTTGTGATTCCGCTACCAGGACTTGTTGTGGAATTCATTAATCCAGTATTATCAAAATATACAACACCATTTGTGCTAGTGTCTTCTAATTGATAGTAGATACCTTTAATATCAAGATAACCTTTTGTACCACTTACATATCCACGAATTCCTGTAGATGTTGTGACACCAATAGTTGCATTTGGAACAAAAGTAAATCTCTTGTTGTAATCTTGGAAGCCAAAGAAACCAGTTAAAGACGCTGTTGTTCCTAAACCAACAGAATCATCATTGTATGTAAAAGAAACACCTCTATTTGTTTGAGTATCCCATCCATATACAACAGTAATTTCTGTTCCAGAAGATATTCCAGCAGAAATTGTTCCAGCAATACTTACAGTTTTATTAGCAGTATTGTAAGAAGTAATTCTTCTTAAAGCATCTGTAAGCGGTAATGCAGCAACTCCTCTAAGAACATCGCCAGTGTTAATTCCAGAAATTGAGTCTAAAGGTATTACATTTGTACCAATACCAGCAGAACCATATACATTTCGTATTGAAGTTGGATCACTTAATGCTAATATAGATTCCTCAACAGTTACAGTTCTAGAATTTATATTGCTTGTTTGACCATAAACCTCAAGATCTCCTTTAATTACTACCTTTCCTTCATTACTTCCAGTTGGATATGGATCTAAGTATATTACATTTCCAGTTCCTACCTTTGAGCTAATGACATTGGATGAAATTCCAATTGCTTCTAATGTAAACCCACTCCCAGAAGAAAAAGTTGTTACTCCACTTACATTTAAAGATCCAGTAATGGTTAAATTGTCAATCGCCCCACTGTTATTTAAAATTAATGCTTTTCCAGCAGTAGCTATTCCAGGCTCAACGGTCAATAAATTTGTATAGTATCTACCACCAACAGGAATAGGATTACCAACTTCATCACCAATCCACAATCTTCCACCTTGATTTGCAAAAGTTCCTGTGGATATGGATACTGCAATTTCACCATATCTTAGTGTGGGAAGAGAAGAAACCCCTGCTGTTCTTTTAACTAAAATAGTTGCTCCAATAGCCATCAGAAGGTCCCTCCATCTAGGAGCACACCTACAGAAATTGAACTAGTAGCAGTCCATTTTCCAGTGTCAGAATCATAAACTAAAAAAGAATTGTCAGCTAAGTTGGTAACATCTACATTAGTTAATTGGTGTAAATTAGTTACACCTCTCAAATTTGTGGTAACTTTTATCCTGTTTTGGTCGGATATTCTGGTATTAAACTCTGTCATGAGGTTGACACTCCTGCAGTAACTGTTACTGTTCCTTCAACTACACGGGTTTTCAATCCAGTTGCTGTTTCAGTCAGTAAAACATCATAAAGATATCTACCTTCTTTTATTGAAGAAGATGCTGTAGATCCTATTGAAATTTTAATTTCGCCATAATCAGGAGTTGGGAAGGTTACAACCATCGGATGCTTTGTAATGCTTGATGGATGTTTTTTAATATGACAAGTGCCTGTATACCCATTTAAATCAATAGGTAAATCATTATATTCTTCAAGCATAAATGATGTTGAAAAATCTGTTCCTTGAGGTATTACTAAATTTACAACTCGTACAGACATGCCTGCATACTATTATAGTCTTTAAATATTTATAACTTGGCAACTAATTGAGCTAGCATTGTTCTAATTTCTGCCAGCTCAGATTTTAGTGAATCAATTTCTTCTCGTTCTTTAGTTTTTTGTTCCTTTAGGAGTATATACTTTTCATAAGCAGATTTATCAGTATTGATAATGGCTGATGAATAAGAATCTCTTTTTAAAGTACTATTTCCTTCTACGGGTATTAAATCCCGATCATAATGATTGTTCATTTTATGCTAGTGCAATGGCTCTGAATTCTTTTAATTTAGGAACAATAGCCTGATTTGTTCCATTTAATACAACTTTAATTGTAAATCCAGTAAATTCTGGTAGATTATTTGCTGTAAACTTATAATCTAAATATTCACCATTATTACTAGAAGCTATGTTTCTGTCTGGAGTTCCATCCGAAAGATTTCCATATCCAGGGAATAAAATGTATGGCTGATCGCCATCTGGAGCATCAGGTCTGTATAACTTGTACAGAACTCTAATATCATTACTTTCGTCACGGAACGCTGCGAATCTTACGTCAAGTGCAGTAGCGGGAGTTTCAAGATCAATTCTCTTGGTTACATAAACAGCTGCACTAGGATCTAACAAGTCAGAATCTACTCGGTTATCACCTATAAAATCAGTAACAGCACGATTGATTCTATTTGTAGTTGTAATGACGTTAATTCTATCTAGATCAATTACAGGAGACACATTTCTATTTTGGGTAGATAATGTCATTTCCATTGTAAATGACTTATTTCCTGGTAAAGATGGGAGATGCTGCAATTCATTAATTTCAGAACAAATAATTCTAGGAGTTGTGAAACTATTTTGCTCATTTAAATTAATAGGCTCATAACCTTGATCTTGGAAAGAAATTTCAGTTCCATCGACACTAGTTGCACTAACAGTTCTAACTCTTGTTGAGATCTGCGTAGTAGTTGGAAGCATAACCTGAACGTTAGGAGTCATCGTTTCAAATTGTACATTTTGTGTTGCTCTAACGCTTCTACCACCAGCTTGTGCTGTATTATTGAATGCTAAAATTGGAAGCCCATTACTACCATCTCGTGCCGTTCCTAAACCAGAAGCAGCAGTATTGACTTTAACATAATAAGAATCTAAATCGATTTCATTAGCAACATCAACATCGACAAAATTATGTGTAGTATTGACTCTTCGTAATGAAACGCCATTTAATTCGTATTTCATTACTGGAGAATTGACTGAATGTGTTTGAGCAACTGTATTATCGATTGCTCTAGAAATTCCTGTTAAAACTTGAGGAGAAACACTTGCATTTGTTCCAGTGTAGCTAAGAACTTCATTGTTAATCTTAATGTAACCAGGATTTGTGCTTGAAACACCAACATTTTCAAAACTTGTAAAGATTCCTACAGCAGAAACTGGAAGGTTTGTAGTTGCTGCATTTAAATATTCAGCAGAAAGACTTATTGGACTTAAATCTGAAATTGCATTAGAAATTGTCACCTTATTATTTCTACCATGCATTCCATGATTTCTGTGTGAAACTTTCATATACAATCCAGTTTTATCTGGATTATTAGTAATTGTTGATGGAACTGCAGGAAGAGTTGATGCAATACCTACGTTAGGACCGCTACCAACTGTCCAAGCAATTTGGTTAATAGTGTCAAAGTTTCCTTGGACATTTGTTAGGGTCAATTGATTTGCTGCCGATACAATACCCACATTAAATCTTACATTCTCGCTTACTGAACCAATTCTTGCAGTTAAAACATCACCAACTGCATAACCACGTCCACCATTTGTAACTGTAATGACACCAATGTTGCCACTACTAATGGTGATTTGCATTTGAGCGCCTGTTCCAACGCCACTGATTGACGTTAGATTTACACCAGTAAAGGTAAAGTTACTTGCAGATGGAGTTAATCCACTACCAACATTATTAACTTGAAGAGCTTGAGTATTGTTGATTGCAATAGCTCCAGTAACTCTAGAAAGTTTACCAGTGGTATTTGTATTATTAAGTTGTGTTATAGTTACTCCAGGAGTTAAAAATGTGGTTGGAACTGTTGAACCTAAACCAACAATAACTTCTTTTGATATTGTTTGAATTGGATTTGGTCTTAAAATTGGTCTTTGACCATTAGCAACACCCAGTTTAGGATTGTATAGTTTAAATACACCAGGATCTGTGGTAAATTGCGCCTTATTAAGAACAAATTTCAAGTCTTCTAATTGGCTTGGATCCCAAGTTGATCCGTTTTGTGATTTGAATAGTGAACCAAGGTAAGGTTGTTGCGATACAATTACTCTCTGATTTTCTGATAGATTTGCTGTTCCAATTTCAACTTCTCCCATTCTAGAAATCCAAACAGTATATTGATTGGAATCTGAAAGAAGAACGATTGCATATTCTCTACCATTTCCTTCAAGGTATACTGGTGAAGAGAATGTAAATCTTGTAGCAACACTACCATCGTTTGACGTTTGAACTTGACTTGATTCAAGAGTAACTTGACTGAATGCGATAATAGTAGAAGTTGGAGTACCAACTTGAGTAGTTCTGATTTGGCAAGTGACAGGAATATTATCGTCTTTAGTAGCAAAAAATACATCTAAAGATGTTACAAAAATGCCACCGTCATCCGTAACTAAGAAAGTTTCGGCAATAGGATCATACCAGTTTTGATTGGTAACAGTTCTTGTTTCAGCAGTTGTTGATCTTGTTAATGTCGAAACAGTTTGTGAAACTGTTGTTGTATCAGTAACTTGAGTTCTTTGAACATCTGCATTTCTTGTAGAAATAACAGTTTCTTGTGTTGTATTAAGTTCACCCGAAGAAGTAAATACAACTTCTGCTTGACTATTAAATGAACCTGGAATTGGATTATTATTTCTATTTGCCGTTAATAATAAAGTCTTTCTACCAGTTTCAAATTCTGGCTCCGTTGGAGAAGCAGGATCTGGTATAAAGAGTGATCCAATTAAAGTGCCATTTCTATCCGAAACTAAACGTATATCTCTTACAGTTGCTTGAGCGCCGCTTGTTTGTCCAACAAGAACCATGTCTGCAACGACTCTGCCATAAAATTCACTATCAGCTGTTGCTCCAAGACTAAATGTATCAATATTTAATACTGTAGCCGTTGAAGAATAATTTTGTGCTAATGTTAAAGTATCTTCATATGGATTTAAATCAAAGGTTTGTGTTGGAGAATTATAAGCTCCGTATTTGTGATTAGATTGTGCTACTCTAAACCTAATTAATGTATTATCTGAATTTCTTAAAGTTGTTCCAGGAAGATAACCAACAACAGTTTCTCCAACTGCAAAGGTTCCACTAACCATAGAAATTTCTAGAAGTTTTGGAACACAATAATCAGTCATAGCAACTTTATCAAAGAATGCATAGAACTGAGTTCTTGGTCTCATTCGTTTTGCAACAAATTCAATATTTCTTGATCTTAAGAATGGAATAATATCTCTACTTACAACTGATGATCCTAAAGATCTACGATCAACTCTTGGAGAAACTTGGAAATTAATTCCATTTCTAGAAAGACGTGTATCAGTTCTTGTTGTAAGTAAATTTGTATTTGTGGTCGTATCTAAGAACGCAGAAGTTCTTGTCTGTTCTAAGAAGGGCCAATTACCTCTTCTAGCACCAGTATTTGTCCAACCAGTGTCCGAAAGTTGTTGTGTGTTTGTTTCTGATCTAACAAGTTCATTTCCAACAACAGTTTGTCCAGACCAAACTTCTTGCCATGAACCCCAATCAGTAGGTGCAAGACCTGTATTTGGATCAGCACCTAAAGCATTAATTAATGCGTTGAATGAACCTTCGTCTTCAATATTTCTAATTGCTAATCTGTTTTCAGCAATCCACGTATCAGATGAAGGCGCTAATTCAATATTTCCAATCCAAGTTGCAACTGCAAATGGATTTACATTTTCGGTTCTAGTTGCAAATCTTTGCTGTGCCGCAATAGTTTCAGTGTACGAAAGTGTTATTAATGATCCTGTTCTCTTTAAATTAGGTGATTGTAAATCGTCAACAAATCTAGCATCTGCATTTTGATTAGCAGTTGATCCCACACCAACAAGAGATTGTGATCCAATTAAAAGATCAATTCCTGTAGTATAGTGTGATGGTCGTAGTTCACCTTTAAGGGTATCAATACTTGACTTTCCGCTTAAAATATGTCCAATATGATTTTTAAAATTATCAACAAAGAATCCAGACTTAAATCTATCTAAACCAGTCTGAGAATCTCTAATTGTTAAATTTGAAGTATCACTTTCTAAAAGTGATAGTGCTGTGTATTGTTCAACGTTGGCAAGTCTATTTTCAAGTTTTGTAATATCTGCCATCGTATAACGCTTATGTTGTGTAGGCGCTATTGTAATATCTTGTTTGACACTATAAACATAAGGTCTCAATCTAATTGTAGCAACATCTAATGATGTTGAAATATCAATAGGTGGAATTGGATTATCAGATGGAACACCTTTTCTAAGTTCAAAAAATCCTTCTTTGGTTAGGAGAAGTTTATCAATTCTTGGTAAGTAATATGAATATCCTAATATTATTTGACTATTTGGATAAATTGGATAATTTGAATAAGTTCCAGAAGATATAAAACTTCTTGTTTTAAATTCAAATGGTGATAAAGTATCTGTGGAAGTATTGTAGTTTGCAACTCTAGGTCTAATATCAATTGAATCAGTAGATCTTAGATCTCTAATTGATGGAATATCTCTTGAATATAAATCCGAATCATAGCTAGAGAAGGAGACAAAATCGCCCGCATCGCCAGAAGGTACAGTATAATGATCAAATACTACTGTTATTTGACGAGTTGGTGTTTGTGCAGTGCTTTTTCTAACAATTCTACCATAATCTAAAAATTCTAATCTAGATCCAGAATCAAGACTATAATTTTCTGTAATTTCAGGATCTCCATCTGTTACATTTGAAATTGTTGCAAAAATACCAGATTTTTTGAAAGTTACAGATTCTTCTAATTTAAATGTTTTTTCAGTTATATAAACAAAATTTACAGTTGATGCTGTAGTTGAAATTACTCTTGCACTTGCTTTAGTTTCTGTTCCAACAATTACATCACCTTGAATTGCATTTAAAAGTGAACCAGAAATTTCTACTAATGATAATTGTGGAAGAGTTGGTGTTGCAGTATCGTTAGATTCAAAAATAGCATGTACACGCAAAACATCAGGAACATTTAGAGAAATTTCATCATCTTGAACTCTTGTTCCATAGATTGTGCTGTAAGTTAATCCATCATTTAATGATGAAGTTCCTATTCCAGAACCTCCAGCGGTTGATCTGCTAATTGTTACTGTAGCACAACGATTTAAAACTTTTTGTTTTGATGATGCATTAATTTTATTTAAAGATGCAATTAATTTTGCACTAGAATCAGTTGCAACTGATAATTGCGTTATTGTAATTGTTTTGTTTCCATTTGTAAATGTTACTTGTCCACTGCGTAGTGGCTCTACATTTCCATTAGAATATGATAATATATAATCTTCTACATCAAATTCTGCAAAAAATAGATTTAGATCAGTTTCTGTTACTGTTGCTTGACTTCCAGATATTGCAAGAGTATATGTTTTTTTAACTTTTACTTGAGATGATATTAAATCTAAATTACTAATATCTTTTTGTGGTAATGGAGTTATAAGAGTAGAATTACCACCATTAATAATTTCAGGATTAACAATTACAAGATCATTGACACTAATATTAGCTGCTGGTAAAGTTCCATCGCATATATTAGTTACACTAGTAATTCCAGCGACTGTGAATGTATTGGTAGATGGACTTACCGCAGTAACTCTATTATATGTTGATACTGTATTTCCAGTTTTAGTATATCTAATAATATCTCCAGTCTTAATTCCAACTGAAGCTGCAGATGTTAGACCTACAGTAACACTTCCACCACTAGTAATTGTAAATTGAGTTCCTTGAGGGGCAATTAATTTTACAAGTGATAAATCTAAATCGGCAGTAAATGTGTTGATGCCAACTTGAGAGTAAATAGATTTTACATCACTAAAATCGTAATCACGAACTGAAACAATAGTTGGAGCAGAACTGATTCCGTTTACAGAAATAGTTTCGCCTTGTATAAACGAACCATTACTACAGTATAAAGTTAAATTTGGAGATGCTGAAATTGATGATTGTAAATATCCAGTAGCTCCACTACTATTACCTTTAATAAATGCTGGAGTATTTAAAGTGATTGTTGTTGAAATTGAAACTTTAGTATATGTCTGTATATCGTATACAAAAAGTTCATATTTTGTAAGATCACTTGAATATCTTGAATCTTGTGATTTATGATCATATATTCTAGCAACACCAATTTCATTGCCAGAAAAAACTAATCCATTACTTCCAACTCTGGAGTCTGAAAGTAATAGTGTTGTCGTTGTTCCAAATCCAACCTGAGCAGAACCTGTGACATTGTTGACTGCAATTTTTGCGGTTGAATTAAAAGTTAATGAATATGACTCTACAGTGTTTGAAGTTCTTGGCTTTTCAATATCAATGAAGGTGTTAGAAATTTTTCCAATTTCATAACCTTTTACATAAGCTTTTCCAGGAGATACTTGTAAAAGTGCAAGTGAATCTGATGGAGTATTTCCTTCTGAGGTAGTTTGCTGTTCTGTATAGATTCCTCCATTACCTTCATAATCATTTAAACTTTCTTTCGCAAATAATTCAAACGCATCTACAATATAATTTCCAGATTCATCAAATGTTCTTCTTGCAAGCTCATCTCTAATGGTATCTCCAACAGATTCTCTTACAAATGATTGAAGAATACCATTTTCAATTCTCATCAATTCAATGAAATTTTCATCATTAAAGTCAGTTAAATCTTTTTTAACTAAAGTTGTTGAAATTTTAAACCTGTCTGCCCCAGGAGCAGAATAATTTGAATATCCTTGCGCGTTATCATATAATGAATCATCGTCAAATGCTGTAACAATTTCCTCATTAATTAATAGACCGATCCTGTAACTAGGTGCATTTCCGTATTGATCTAATACTACAGATTCACTAATTACTTTTACAAAATGACCTCGGATAAAATAAACACCTTCAGATATTGCAGCAGAAGATGCCATTCCAGTTGCATTTTCTGAAATACATGATGCAAAAGAACTACCAGATTCAATTAAAATGTTGTCGGTAGATATGGTAGATTCAGTAATTAGTTCCTCACCATTTTCAAATTTAGATCCAGTAAAATCAGTGCTGTTAGATTTTACATAGCGAACATATAAAGTATTAGTATTTCTATCTGAATCAGAATCAGTAATAGCATTAATTACTGTGGCAGTTACGCCAGAAGTTGCCCCAACAATACTTTTTCCAATTAAAAGGGAAATATAATCCCTTACATCTGTGCCAAAAAATGTATTATTTACTTGAACATATTCATATTGGTTATCATATGATGTTTGTCCTGGAATTACTTTTGCACCCTCTTTAAAAAAGTGTTTACCAAAACTTTCAATTTGATTTTGAAGTATGGATTGTAAAGTAGTTAATTCTCTGGACTGAATTGGTGTTCCAGGTTTAAATAGAACACGCTTAAAATTCTTATCTTCGCTAAAATCGTCAAAATATGGTGCTGTGTTGAGGTTTGTATTCTGAGGCATCTTCTTAGAATTCTAATACAATTTTGATATCTTCTTTTTGTGTAGAAGATCTTGGAATTGCTGCTCTGTTATCTATATAGATGACTTCTCCAGAGTATTTTTCTACTTCTGGTGGAGCAACGCCATTAATAAATCTTAATCCTAAAGGTACTAATCTTGTGTTAGTACCAGAACCAATTGTTGTAGCAGTTCCTGGATTTGCTGAACTACCAAAACTAGTATCAATTCCCAAATTAGAACCAACACTAGCGCCACTAACAATGTAAGTTCCACCATAACCAATAGCATCAGTAAAGTCAGTTACTCTAAAACCATAAGACGAAAGACCTAATCCGACAGGCTGATAATATTTTAATACACCAGTAGCATTATCCCACGCAGCGACTATACCAGCTGCTGTTGAACCAATACCAGTAGTTTGTGTAATTGTAGAATCTACTGAATATGTTGTATCTGACACATTTCCACCAGTCAAACTCTTTAGCTTGACTCCACCAACAGCACTCACTTCAGAGGCTGTTAACAATTGTGTTTTACTTCCATAAACAGTTGGGTTCTTTAATAAACCAACTCTAGCAAAATCATTTCCAATGATAAAGTCTGGATTTGATGCTGTTGTTTCAAATCTTGAATAAACCAAAACTCGATAAGCACCCAGTTCTTTATAAACATCATACCCATGTCCTCCTTGTGGAGGAATAATAACTTCAAACGATGCAACAGAAGTTGTTCCTGTCCCAACAGCACTTAACCCAGAAATAGCTCCACCAATTTCAGATCCAGGAGCACCTGGATAGAATTGAATTCTACCTCTAGTATAACCAGTTCCACCACTAGTGACTTCAACGTTAGATACTTTTCCAGAATTATCTACAGTAACAGTTACTCTACCACCTGTACCATCACCAAGAATGGGTACATTTTTAAATGATGTGCCAATTGGTTGATATCCAGCACCAGAATTTTCAATAATTACAGTTTTAATTTCTCCATTAATTGCGTTATTTTTAATTTCTGCAGTTTGACCAGATCCCCAATCGGAAGGAACTGGCATATAATCAATTGAATCGAATTTAATAATATCAGAAGGTGAAATTGTATATAAGTACTTCCAAATATATCCATCACCACTTGTTCCAGCAGCTCTTGGTTCTAAATCAGTAAAATCTGGTTCATCAATTGAAGGTTTTCCAGATGGAAAATCTGGTGACATTCCATTGTTTAAACAAATATAAACTTTATAATTGCTATTGACTATATAAAAATTTGAATCATATAAACTTGTTGCATTTGTTACTGGCGCTGGATTTGAAGAACTATATGTATCCTTGTACATGTCATAGGTCGTTCCAGCAGCCCATGAAACTTTTCTCACCATTCTTCTCAAATCAGAAGAATTCACACGTTTCAGAGCGATCATAGTATCATAATAATCATTCTGCTCTTTAAACATATCTTTTGGATTTGGCACATTTGTGTTCCAATCAGTTGTGCCAGATCCAGTTACAGTATCAGTTGAATTAGGTAATCCTATAAAAGTATAATAGACATTGGTAGTAGTACCAATACCCGTAAAACTTTTAACAAAAGTTTCGGCATTCAATATTCTAAATTGATCAGTAATAATAGCTGCCATATTTTTATAGTTTTTTACTTATTTATCTTGTTATGAATACTCTTCTTTGAGAGCATTAATACGTGAAATTGTTGGAGCAGTGGAAACACCAGTCAATCCTGTATTAGAAAGTTTAAATTCTCTTGGAGAAGTTCTATTATCAAAATTGTAAAGTTTACCCCAAGAATATTCACCTAAACCAGCAAAACTTGTCGATCCAATTCCAGAAATTGATTGTACATTAGAATGTACAGTTACAATACCAGAAATTCCATCATTAATGACTTGATCTGCACGATAGACATTATCAATAAACGTTGATCCTATTCCAATTGTTTGACCCAAATATAGACTTGTAGTTCCTCTACCAACACAAGAATTTTTAACAATGAAGTAATCACCAGTCGAAATACCACTTCTTGCGATAAAGGAATATTTAGCAACATTTAAAGATGAATCTGAATCAAAATTAAATCTAATCATTGGAGAAGTTGTACTTACTCCCGTTGAGCTAGTTCCTACACCAACAATTACACCAAAATCACCAACAGCATCAACATTATTTACAGTTTCATATTTTGCAGATGGTGGAGAAATTAAAACAATTGCAGGGGATGATGGATTAAACCCAAAACCACCTTCAGTAATTGAAAGGGCAGATATTGTTCCAGCAGCAGAAACAGTTGCTGTTGCTTGTGCTCTTGAAACTTCTGGGAATGAATATCCATACTGAGCAGTAGATCCGACACCTACAATTCCTTGTGGATACGCAATTATTTTATTAAAAGTTGTTGTGCTTGCAGATCTTCTAATGTTCCAATTAATACCATCAAGAGAATTTAAAATAAGTGAATTTGAACCACTAATTATGTAAACATTATCAGTATGTACGATTGAATATAAATCTTCAGACACGTTGCTAGTTACAAGAGTCCAAATACTTCCATCGGTTGAATATATGATCGTTCCATTTTTACCAACCGCGATTAATTTATTATCAACATAATTTACATCTAAAAGATTTTGCGTAGTAGTAATAGCAGAATCTGGAACTTCATTCCAAACATACCCATCCGCACTAGAGAGTATTCTGCCACTATTCCCTACTGCATAGAATCCTCCTAAAGCATATGTAACTGCATTTAAATTGCTCGTAATTGGTGTACTCCTGACAACCCAAGCGGTTCCAATGCCACTTGAACCATAATTACTTACAATCGCAGTTCCACCACTTCCAACGGCGACAAATGCATCATTTCCATAAGCAACTCCATTTAAATCGCGGGTGAATGATGTAATTGGAGTATATGAGAAACTTAAACTTGCAAAATTTCTTGTATAGAATGCTGGAGAATTAAACCAAGATCCTTGTCCACCAGAATAAGATCTAATAGCTGTTCCATTATGACCAACAACAACTATTGAAGTGCTACCAACACCAACAGCGGTAAAATCATAAGGCTCTTGATTGTAAGTAGACCATGTGGTTAAATTAGTAGATGTTGAAATATACCCAGCATCACTTACGGCAACATATATCCCATCTTTAATAGCAATTGATTTATATGGTAATGCTGTGCTAGTTATAATTCCAACAGTCCAAGTTCTTCCGATCTCTTTTATTTGACGTGTTGTAGAAGCAAAACTTACTAATGGAGATGTTGATGTGGTATAACCATATCCAGCAAAGGTTATTGTCACAGAGCCGATTGTGCTCGCAGCAGACACTGTTGCAGATGCTGTAGCTGCTGCAGTATCAACTTCATCTACAATAATAATTTTGTTATCGGCTTGAAGATAGTTATCTAGCTGCCTGAAGAATGGGAATGCATTTTCAACATAAATTTGGGAATCAGATGCACTAATATTTTTAATAATTCTTGACGTTGGTTTTACATTTGCAACATAATTTGTTCTTGCTTTTGACACAACATCACCATTAATAATTAAATCTGATGTTTGTTTTGTCCAATTTACTAATCTAGTTGTTTCTGGAGAAGTTGAAATGCCAACATCAAAATAAAAGTTTGTTTGGACTTGATCTCTCTTAGTAATTTCTTCAACAATTCTTCTAGATTGTTCTTGATATGGAGAACTGGATAATAATTTAATAAAATCACCTTCTTTAATAGTTTCAAGAATATCTACATCAACAACATCAACATCAGAACCTTTATAGAATAACATTTGGAATTTACTTCCAGATTTAGGAGCTTCTGTAAATGTAATTTGAGTACCGCCAGTGAATATGTAATCTCTTCCAGGCTGTTGAAGAATGTCATTAATGAATATCAATAGATTGTTTTGAACTTCTAAACCACTACCAGCTGCAGCATCAATACTGTATGGATTTGTAGTAACAACTGTTTTTGTAATACCAAAAGTTTTTCTTTGCCCTGTAAAATATTGAGAAATGTCGTCAAGTCTATCTAACGCTCCAAAACTCCAACCAGAAAATTCATTATTAATTGTGGATCTTACAGTGAGTGTGAATGCACTCGTAGCGATGCCGACTCTAGTAGGAACACCAGTGATTGTTAATACTTCATTTGGCTTATATCCATAACCTCTTTTAACAATATCAAATTGTGTTACACTTCCAGCGGAACCAACTTGTACGTTTACTCTAGCACCAGCTCCTGATCCACCAACTAATTCTAAATTGGCGTAAGCGGTTGGGATACCTACAGTAATAATAGGTGGACTTGTTTGACTGTATCCAGAACCACCATTTGTAATTGACAATCCACTTAATACTCCATTTGAAACTGTAGCCGTAATTACTGCACCACTTCCACCAACTGTGCTAGCAATACTTACAATTGGAGCAGTTCTGTAACCAGATCCCGATGTGCCAATTCCAATTGATTGAATTGTTCCTCCAGCAGAAACAGAACAGAATGCTGTTGCTTGTTGCAATGGTTGATAAGCCGAACCAAATCCAGCTACAACCTCATCAATAATACCACCTCTAGGAATTGATTCTATATCAGTTCCAGTAAATGTAATTGATGCTCCGATACCTGGAGAAACTCTCTGAGCAAGAGTATAATCAATTGTTGGTTGTTGATTAATATTATTAACCAACACAATTCCATAATTAACATTTCCACTAGTTATGATACCAGTTACATCTTGACTATTTGATTGTAATGTAAAGACTTTCTTAGTTCCATTAAATTGATTTGAAATATCGTCAAATATGAAGTTTTCTTTATAATTTAATCTATAGAATATTCTTCCTGCAAAAGATGAATTTGTAGAAATTCCAGGCTGTAAAGTATTAACACCGACTGGTCCATATGGAGGAGCTACAAAATAAATTGTACCGTCGCTAATACTATAGTCGCCACCTAATACAGTTACAGCAACACCAACACCATGAGAAGTTTTTGGAGTGCCAAATAAACCTCTAGATACAGAAACAACATTAGTAGAACCTAAACCAACCACCTGTGCTTGTAAAATTTCACTTTCAATTTGGAATAGTGTATTTGTTGCAATAGATGTAATGCCAGTAAGTTTAATTGTTGTATCTGCTGCACCAACAATATTGGCTAATCCTGTTGAAACTGCTTTTCTATAAAGTGGGCTTTGAATAATGCCATCGATAGTAATTAATGCACGAGTATTGGCAACTTCATATGAAGTTGCTAATGAATGTGTTTGCCCAGCTCCTACAGTAGACCCAATACCAGAAAGTGCTGTAAATGAGAAGAAAATATTATTTGTTGTTGCATCTGTTTTGATACCCGAAAGTTTTATTCTATTATTGTCAACTTTATAAGCAAATACAGTCACAGGTAATCTTGTAGTAGAAACACCAGTAACTGTTCTATTAGTTGAAGCAATTGAAATGAAACTTCCACCTGGTCCTGGATTGTAAATTAACTCCTCTCCCGTATTAAAGTCATGATTTGGAATATTAAGAATACTACTTCCAGCAGAAACAACTGAAAGATTTGTAGAATTAAATGTTTTCTTTAATAATACATTTCCACCACTGTTTATTGGGAAAGATGTTACCCCAACTATGTTTCCAAAACTACCTATTCCAGTAAATTGTGAGCTAATATCATCAATTTTTAAAACTTTGTTACTGTTACATATCGAATAATCAGTTAATTTAGTATTTTCAAAATTAACAAATTTAGAAATTCCTTGATTAGTTACTTCTTCACTGACAAAATCAAAGTTATACTTTGTATACATTGAAACTACATTATCAATTGCTACTGTAGTTGTAAGATCAGAAGATCCGATTGCAACTTTAAGATTTTGATTTTCTGGTCTGCTATTTAAGATTAAATCACTAAAGTTTTTAAATCCTACTGAATGAACTAAACTATTAACTGGCTCTTCCCAAGTGCTCTTTGGAACAGTGCTCTTAATTGAATATGAGAAGTTTTGATAATAATCACCATCTTGTATTTTTTGTAAAGAATCATTTAAAACGCCAGAGTTACTTAACCATGTAGATTGTGAATTTAAAGTGACTGAAGAACTTGTGCTATAATTTGAATCATTAATGATGACTTCTTCAATTTCAGCAATTGAACCTGACAAAGCACCAGTAATAAGATCACCTACTTTAGGATTAACTCCTTTACCAGAAATTTTTAAAAGTTTTCTAGTACTATCCCACCCATTTGTTAAAACTTTAGTGGTTTTTTCATTGACAATAACCTTTTCATTACTATAAAATTCTGTTTGTTCAGTATCTAATGCAAAAGATGCTAAATCTGATGTTTTAATAACTCTACCAGCACTATTTGCTACATCAAATGTACCTGCAGTTGTTCCAATTCCAGCAATTGAATATGTAATAGTTTCAGCTCCAAGAGTTGTAACTCTTTGGGTTACAGTAAAATTCTTATAACCATAATCTGCTGAATTATAACCATCACCAATAGATCCAGTGCTTCCAACACCAACAATACCTTCAACAAAAATTTGATCACCAATATTAAATGGAAATACTGTAAATCCATTTGTAGGCGCTTTTAAACTTAAAGTTACATCTGTTCCAGAGCTAGATCCATCAATTATCCTGACACCATTGCTGTTATAAACTGGAACGATTGTTGGTCCAACTTCTGTTAAACCGCCTACATTGTTTAAAACATCAACAGATGAAACTGAATTGCCACTTAAATTTGCACTAAGAAGTAAATTATCGTACCCAACTGCAATTAATTTTGGTGGAGTTGTATAATTTTTACCACCAGAAACAATTCTTACATTAGATATTCTATTATTATTTTTAACTCTTACAAGAATTGGAGTGTCTGCTTTTGCTGAGATAGTTTTATCTGTTGGATAATCATAACCAGATAAAGCAAGACTTACAGTTTTAATTTTACCAATAGTATCTGAATAGGCTCTCAATATACTTCCAGAACCAGAAGAAGTTGTTACAGTTGTAATTCCAGGTATGAGTCTGTACCCAACTCCAGGATAATTGACTTTAATATTTGAAATTGCACCAGAAGCAGAAGCTGCTGTAGATGAAGTGACATAAAATGCCGTGGCAACACCAGTAGGCAAATATGAAGAACTTTCTGGTGGTTGATTTAAATTGAAGTAAAATACACTATTTCCAACAGATACTAAAGTATGATTTCCCTTATAGCCACTATTAATAACCTCAATCTTACCGCCATCAAAATTATCTTTGTCAACAGTCAATCCTAAGGCATTATTTGTAATACTAGAAATACCTACAGGGATTAATTTATAATAGAATGTATCTGGAATAGATTCATCGATTCGTAAAGATACCTTTGTATTGATGTTACCATCACCAGGAGAACCTGTTCTAGTAACATTTGCCTCATAGTTTTGATTAGTGAAATCTTCATTATCATAAAATTCTAATTTTAAATTTTGTAATGAGGGGTCGGATACTGCAAATCCAACAATAGTATTTCTTACAAATTTTAATTTAGGATTTATTGGAGATAGTGTATGAGTTCCAGAACCTGAGGAACCTAAAGAAACATTATTGTAATTTATTTTAGTAGCATTATAATATGAATTAGCAAGTTTAATAGTATTATCATCTAATTTTATAACAAAATATTCTCTGGTGCTTTCTAAATTGGATATTGGAGAAGAAGCTTCATATAAAACTTTATCCCCAGTATTAAATGCATGAGAAGGTAATTTAATTGTAGAAACAGTAGATCCAACCCCAACTTGTGTTGAACCAAAACTTACTGGATTGACTAATAATTTTGCGTTCCAATCATTATATTTTAAGATCACATTTGATGAATTATTTGCAACAACATCCAGAGTTATTTCATCTCCGATTTCTAATCCATGATTTTCAATAGTATTAACTTGCCCTCTAGTTCTTGATACTGATCCGATAATTTCAGTTTTTATAGCTGTTAAGGAATGAGTTGTTCCTTGTTGTGTAGAAATGCCAGTAAAGTATAGTCTAGTTGAAGTACTACCAATACCTGCCAAAGATGTAACAATGCCAATATTATCATCATCAACTTTTACTGCATATACTATTTGATTATTCAATAATGTAAAGCTTGGTGTTAGTGAGGTGCTTGACGAACAAGTTAATCCAGCACCAGCAACAAATGAATATTTTAATTTTTGTCCATTTTGATATCCATGACCAGGGAGGAAAATATTTCTTGGGTTAACTTTATAGTATTTCTTCAGTCTAACAATTCCAGTTGTCGCAACTCCAACAACAGACGTGCTATTATAATTTACTAGTATAGAAGTTGTGGAGGCAGACACCACAACAGCTTGAGTAATTGTAACCCCAACTCCAATAGTAGATTCAATATAATCACCTATCGTAAATGGATTATTGGTAAAATTAATTCTTGTGTATGAACCTTGACCAGTTTGGACACCAACATAAATTGTCGAAACTCCATACCCAATAAATCTATCAATTGCAGTAGTTCCAACACCAACTGTTAATTGAGGATCAAAATATTTTGTTTTATTCTCTGAAAGGGGATTATTAGTACTAAGACCAGAAACAGTATATGTAAAACGACGAGAATCGAGAGATACACCACTATTTGCAGCATGAACTAATCCTGGAGTTGAATTATATTGACGAAGAACTCTATATCTTCCTGTAACTTTATCTGCATCTAAAATTAAGAATCTTTCACTGTTAATTCCTATAATGTCATTTATTTTAATTCTGTCCGTAAATGATTTTTCTAATAGTGAAATGTCAGTAGTCATTCCAGTGACTACTGTAGATCCAATGCCAACTTCTAAAGTAGTTGTTATCGAAGAAACACCAATTCTATAAGAACCTTCAAATGATTTAAACGCATAAGTACTAATTCCCGATACTTTAACTATATCTCCATCTGAAAATTTATGTGGAATAGATGTAATTCCAGTAACATTTTCTTGACTATAGATAAATTCTGTACCATCAAATGTTGTAACAGAATATCCAACAGATGAAATATCTTTACCAGAAATATGTGAAACTTCAGCGTCTGCACCTGAACCACTAGTACCATTATTATTAAATACAATTCTATCGCCAACTTTATAATTTTGCCCACCAGAAAGAATTCTTACCGACGATATGCCCGCAGAATATATTGAAGTTATTTCTGCCCTTTCTCTAGTTTCTTTAACCTGTGGAGCTGCAAAATAGTTGGCGTTTGGTGTAGTTAATTTATATGGAGTGGTATTTCTTAAAATATCGTCTTGTAATGTGTTTAAAATGTCTTGTGATTTTGAAAAATCATAATTAAAATCATCTATGTCATTTCTAAATCCATTCAATACATATGGAAAATTATTTTTAGTTGTAAAATATGCATATGTACCGTCTGGAAAATCTGGAGTTATGCAATATCTACCATTATTAACATCTAAATCTCCATCTCCACTATATTCATAATCTTCAACAAAAAATCCTGAAGGGAAATTTGGTCTATTTGGTTTAGTGACTAAAATATAACTAGATTGTAATTCACTAACATTATTCAATCCTTTTGGATTTTTTGACGCATAAGGTCCATAAATTGGGTTGCCATCATAAGCCCATCCAAGTATAGGTGAGTGTGCCGTATTAATTCCAACTTCTACCAATGAAGAATTAATATTATCTTCTAATAAGTATCTTAGATATCTTGGGGCAGTAACGGAAACTGCCTGATTATTTACATTATTTTTATTAAATGGTTCAACAATAATTAAATCATCACGATTGTTTGGATTTGTTAAAATGTGTTCATGTTTTTTGTAAGTATCAACATTCCATTTTTGAACATTAGGTGATAAAATACAACCAGATCCTTTTGTTGTAACTGTAAGTTCAGTCGTCGCTTCAGTATATCCAGAACCAGAATTAATTATAGTAACAGAATCAATTTCACCATCAACTACATTAGCCAAAAGTTTTGCATAATTTCCTGTACCACTTACTACAATTTCTGGAGTTGAAGTATAACCTGAACCACGGTTTAAAACGTAAACTTGGTCAATGCCACCATTTACAATGATTGGCGATATAACAGCTCCTGAACCACTAGTAACTGTAGCATTAGGTTTTCTATCAAAATTTAAAATGTTTTCAGAACCATAACCAGAACCACCTTCTGTTACAAATACTCCATCTATTTTTCCAGTAACTACAGGAATAGCGGTTGCTTGAGATGTGCTATAGTTACTAACAAAATCTGTAGCAAATCCACTTACATTGGAAGAATTTGGAACTCCAGAAATTGATACTACAATATTTGGATATTTAAATGAGTGAGTCCCAATTCCAAAATTATCTAAACGAACATAATTTTTTGTATTATAATTTTCTAAGGAAGAAGTGCTTCCAATTCCAATAGATGCTAATCTGAAACGATCAGAGTCTAATTTTAAAACTTTATATTGTATTTGTGTAGATAATCCTGTTATTGGAGTATTTGTAGCCACATAATCTACATGATCGCCAGATTCAAATCCATGATTTTTTGCAAAAATATAATTGTCTAAAGTATTAATTCCTACAATAGATGTTTTAATTTGTGTAAAATCTAGAGGAGGATACGCTTGTGATGGAACACTTACTATCTTGTTCCTATAATTGGAACCTTGATTGGTAACAACAATCTTATCAATTACCTTTCTTACTGTTGTAGATACTAATTGATGGGTTCCTGAAGAAGTAAATGTTAAATTGATAGTATTAATTCCAGCAAGAGCATCAGATTTTCTTTCAGCTAAAGATAGTGATGAGTTTGTATTTGCTATGATATAGTATTTTGCATCATTAATCAAATATCCAGTAATTGCGTTTCCACCACTAGTGCCGATTCCAATACCAGTATTTCCTAAAGTTTTATATACAACTTCTTCGCCATTAATAAAATTATGATAAGTTCCAAACCCAATTATATTGGATGAAGTATCTACACCTGCTTTAGAATCAAATTTAACTGATGTTAAAATTGAACGTAATCTTGCTTCTGCTGTCGCTCCAGAACCATTTCCACCACTAATTGTAATGGAGGGAGTAATTTTATAATCATATCCAGGATTTGTTACAATAACTTCTTTTAAACTTCCAGATACAAATACGTTACCAGTAGCTCCAGAACCAACAGAATCTGATAAAGCTAGACGTGGAGGATTAATAACATCATAGTTATCACCACTATTCAAAACATCAATAGATTCAACTTGTCCATAAAAAACTGCGTCTGAGAATTTATTTGATATTATTTCAACACCATTTAAAAACATACCAACAGCGCCAGTTTGTAGTGGTCTGTTTGGTTGTTTTTTCTTTGGGGTTATTGGAATTCTCTTTAATAAATTTTGATTTCCTAATGTTCTATTTGATTGTGCAGCATCTGAAATAATATAATTTGATGTCCCGTTACCATCTTGGAAAGAAATAAAATCACTAATAAAAATTCTTGATGGACTAAAAGCAAGTTTAAATGCATCATTACTTATTTTGTTTACAAAATATATTCCTGTTGCAATTCCCGAAATTGGGTTTCCATTTGGATTGAAGACAACTTTATCTCCAGAGTAAAAACCATGATTTACTATATTAACAACATCAGTATAACCAGCTCCTACACTAAAATATTTCTTTCTAGAAAGAATATTAGTTCCAGCTGTAATATCATAAGAAGGTAGACCAGATGTAGTTACATATAAATTTTCTTTTTTCTTATCAATATATGTGTTTTGAATATTAGAAACAACCTTGGATATTTCTTCGTAAGAAGTTCCTACACCAGCAGCATATTTAATGTTCTTCCTTACAACATAAGAAGATGTTTGTGATAATGTTCCTGAAAACTGTAAAGTAAAAGAATCCGCAGCATTTACTTGTATTACAGTACCATCAACTGTTTGTGAACTTTGAGTATCTATCAAGGTAACACTATCATCAACTTTAAAATCATGCTGCTGTACTGTATTGATAATAGCTGGAGAAGTAGTGCTTAGCACACCAAATTGTCTTGGTTGTGCATCAAGTTCATAAGTTTGATTGTACAGCCAATAATCAAATTTTTGATTATAACTTCCTATCTCTACCTCTTCACCTAAAGTTTTAACTCTAATTTCATCTCCAACTGAAAGATACCTTGTATTTTCTGCTAACGTAACATTTTTATCTAATTGTGCTGTTACACGTACTAATACTTTCTTATCTTCGTCACCATTTTCATATCCATATACAAAATTATTTTGGAAAATATCATCATATATGTTAAGACTTGTAGTTAGTCCAACACAATTGAAGAATTGTGTGCTGCTTTTTGATGTATATGTTACAATACCACTATTAATAAAAAGTTCTCCAGAATCATTAAATCCTACTGTAGAATCGACGGTGATTGTTGAATCGTTTTGAGAAACTGATTTTGTTGTTTTTGTGCTTGGGCATACTGAAAAATCACCAACTGTAGATTCTAAACTTAATTTAATTTGATAGAATCCACCGTTTTCTAAATTGACAACTTGAACATCATAAACATAACTAGAAGCCTGAGGATTGTCTTGGAAAATGGCTTGTCCTTTAAGATTGGAAATTTCACCATCAATTTTTTGAACGATAAGATTTTTGGTTACTAACCAATCTGCATTTGATGGTTTAATGAGATAATCTTGTGGTTTTATAATTTCTGCGTTAGTTTCGCCGTATAAAACCTTGAATAAAATTTTGATAGACTCATCAGAACCTTTAGATTTATAAAAATCTCTGGCAAAGGTTAAAAATTTTCCGTTATTTAAACTCTCGGTAAAAGATCTTCCCTCAAATCCTGGTAAAAATTGATACTTCAATTTATTCCAGAATTCAATTAAGAAAAGATTGCTTAAATTATATACAGTATCGTTAGCAACATGAGCAGATGCGTTAGTCTCAGTAAAAACTAAGTATTCTGGATTGTTTGTTTTGTGTAATGATTCTACACCACTAAATCCACGAATACACCCATAAAATTTAGTGGCGTCTTTACTTGTATAAGATATAATTTCATTTCCAATTTTCAATAGACCATAAGATTGGGGCCATGCATCGGTGGAGTCTACCTCAATCTCATCATCATAGTATTCAATATTGTTTATTAATATTGTGGATCCATCAAGATAAGCAGTTTCCTGGAAATTTTCAAAGTTTAAATACCTGTCGATATTTTCAGCAAGATCTACAGCGCCTCCTTGGCGATCCATAGAAATGTAATATTGCTTTAAAAATTCAGTAAAAAGTGGATTTTCTTCGACTACAAATTTTGGTAGTTGTGTACCAATGATCTGATTAATTTGTATTCTTTGAATTTGCTTATCAATCATTCTTCGTTATCTCGTATAATTTCCGTTTACAAAGCTTGAGGTTGATGTAAATCTTGTTCCAGCAACATTATCACCTGAACTCATAATGTCTTTAATCATGGTAAATTTACTAGATGCAATATCTAGACTTATGTATAAATCTTTTAAACCTATAATATCGTTAGACTCTGGTATTGCTTGAATTTCAATAATGTTATTTGCCTTTACGGTGGATACAATTTTTACACTATTTAAAAGTATTTCACCTTTAACGTAATCAACAGTTCCTGCACTATTATTTACAACGACTGGATTGCCAACAGAATCCAGATAGAAGAAAAATATTCTTCCACTAGTTGCAGATGTTGGATAATCAGCTAAGTATAAAGTTTGTGGATTATTATAAATTTTAAATCCTGTGGATTTAATAGAATATCCATCGGAACGTACATGGAATTGATTACCAAAACATAATTCATACTGAGCATTAGAATTAATCGCTGCGTTCAGATTTCTTCTAATTTTAATTTTGGTAATGTTTGATGTTATTGCATTACTAGTATCATCAATCAATCCAACGACTTTACTATATTTTACTCTTCCACCAAATTGATTTGTTTCCTTATCGTTGGAATATTGAGTTAGAGATGATATGACTTGAGTTTTTAAATTTTCAACATCAGAGACAGAATTGGGATTGTAATAAACTGATGAATCTAATTCAACGTAAAGATATTTGAGATCAATAATTTCAGGAACAATACCAGCAATACTATATTTTTTAAGATCACTTAGGATTTCTTTTTTACTGAAAAGTGAAATTGTTGATCCACTCTTAGGTTTGATGACGATAAAGACTTTACCATACTGAGGAGGATCTAATTCTTCTCCACCGTATGCAGATACAGACGCTGCATTTGGATAGATCATTGGAATGATCGCTTCATAATCATTTGCAGAAACAGCTCTATACTGCGATGAGTACAGTCTTGGGGCATAATTCTTAATTGATGCTATGGATTCAATCTCAGCGCCATCAGAAGCTGATTCTACGGTGTTTACAACTAATGTTGATTGTGGTACAAATATGTTGTTACTATCAAGAATAACGCCATTAAACGAAAGATTAGTTACACCGTTAGCTTCTTTTCCATTTGTGACAATATAAGTAGCTTCAATAAAATTGTTATTATCTAATTTCCTGCCAATAATTCCATCACCAAAAATAATCTCATACTTTTCACCAGAAACTTCTTGTACAAGATATTTTTTAGATGTAGTCGTTACTCCAACAATATTATCTACCTTTGTATACTCTTCTGATATTTCATCGCCTTCTGTTGGTCTGACTTTAACAATTAACGATGAAAGATCAACGCCAGAGTTTGGTAAGATGAATTTTTGATCTGGTTGTGAATTATCAACAGTAAATGTGGTTTTTACAAATGCACCCTCATATACGTTGATGTTTTCAAAATATCCTAAGCTATCTGATACGGGAACTGTGATGTCTTGTGGAATACAGAATGAGTAATTTAAATCATTTGCAGCACCTGTAGCAACGACGCCAGCCTTCATTGTAAGCGTCGGCGTGGTGCTTGTAATTCCGCTGGTAGGTACGCTAGCCAACATGGATACAACCGCCCTAGCAGCCTTTTTAGACTGGGGTACATAGCCAATATTTCTTGCTAGGGAGACAACATTTTGTCTGAGAACAGCACTATCAAGAAAAACTTCATTTACGACTGCATTAGTATTGTATGCAGTAATATAGGTATTATAGGCAAGAGTATCAATTAACAAAGATAGATTAGATCCTTCAAAGTCATAGTCAGTAAACTCACTATTCGACCTGATGTAATCTTTGATCGATGTTTTAATTTGATCGAAATCTAGATTTGTAAATTGAGTAAATGCCATTATACCCTTGTTGGTTGTAGGATAAACGTGATATCCTGTACAGGAACTGATAACCCGACAATATCATAAACTACACCAATTTCTAAATCATTAGAATCTGCTGGGAATCTAACTCTCACATCTCTCAACGCAACTCTTGGTTCAAAATTATTTAAAGTTGATGAGATTTCGTTTTCAAGTTCAATTTGTATTTCGGGAGTCTGTAATTCAAAATATGAATTTTCAATTTGTGTGCCTAAGCGATTATTAAAAAATCTCTCACCAACGATAGTTCTAACCAAATTAATTACAGAATTTTTAATCGCAGCTTCATTTTTTAAAACTACAATATCGTTGGTGATTGGGTGTCTCTTAAATGATAAACTGATGTCCTTAAAAGCCCTTGAGATTTTTATCGTTGACATTGATATAGACAGACTTTTAGATTATTTATAGCCTAATCAGCCCACCATTCTACAAAATCATCAAAACCGCCAGCTCCTCCGCAAGGACGACTTGTACGATCTTCTGGAATTGGGTATAATTCTTCGTTATGTTTGATTTTTTTAGATTTTTTAAGCCATTTTTCGGACTCGACCTCTGTAATTAGGGTCATTCCGCTATTAATAAAGTCATCTCCTTTATCAACGGAGCCATCAAGATGATTAGGGTGTCCCATTTTACCTCCATAAAAGTTTCTAGAACTTTTTACGGGGTTTCTATCCCGTTTTTTTCACAATTTCGTAGTCTTCACCGAGTATTTCTCTTAAATATTCGTCAGACCAATAGCTGTAATAGTCAGTTTGGGCTAGTTTTTTACGGAATTCCTTTAATTTCTCCTTTGGTTGAGCTAAAATCAGGTTATACCTGCCATTATTTGTCTGAACACCAGAAATGAAGGTCTCATAAGACCCACAATCCTCAAAAAAATCCCAATGTTTATAGATTTTACAATATATATCTATCCACTGATTGATGTCTTCAAGTGTTAAGCTATCTTCTACAATAAAAATGACGACATCAGCACCATCAATGGGCTCAACGTCGTCAATATTACACTCAACAATCTTAAAATTTGCAGAAGAAGCAAAGGGACAGATCGCAAAATGACCTAATTCTGGTCTTTTTTTAGAAACTTCGATAATCCAGTCCCTTATATGCTTCTCTTTTTCTGTCATCCTTGACCTCTATAGCGTTTTTTAGCTTTATTACGTGATGTTGCAGCCCATTTGGTGTTTTTGCTGCGCCCTTGACGTGTCGTTTTGGGCTTATGTTCGATAACAAGTTTATTAGTCAGCGAAGGACGTTTTGCCATAAGAATCTCCTAATTTAACTTTCACTTCAATATCTTTGGGATCTGGCTCTCCATCTGTATAATAATCTTGAGCCAGATCTAATAGCATGTTTCCCATCTCCTCATAGGAGAGGTTGTCGGCATGTAACTGTTCTTTAATAAAGATCGCAAAACGATCAGATGACTCGGGTTTTTTCATGTCCGACACGAATGAGTGGGTTGCACCAAATTTCAAAACCTGCCTTCTTGGCATCAAGACAGAACGAAACGTCTTCACCACACATATCCTGAACCTCACCAGACTCAAAGACTTGCATCTGAGGAGCAAACCAAGGATAGGTGAGTGATTCAAATACGCCTTTCTTAATCAGAACCCAACCAAAGCCAGTATAATCGACTGTGAAGGGCTTCTTGCGCTTCTGCATGGATTCAACGGTCTCATGGTTCATAACACCACGATTCTTTTTGAACTCTTCCTCGGACAGCCAATGTGCAACAGAGGTGGTGTGACCATCTTCCGTAGCATACCAACCAGCAGCAATGTCCTGATCCATCACAACCAGACGCATTAGAGCTTCCGTGTTGAATACAATATCATTATCGATCCAAAGCTGATAATCATAGTTCAGCTTTCCATCCCAAGGAACTTGCTTAGGCCCGCGCAGAACGTTTGCACCGAGGCACTTGCAACGGGCAAAGTTAACCATAGAGCTATAGTCTTGTGAGATCTGAATGCTAGCGCCCATTTGCACTAGATCAAAGCACATCTGCACAAAGTTTTTGAGAAATGTATATGAGCAACCGCGTCCAGGCAAACAAAAGACAATCGACTTGCCTTTGATCATCTCTCGTGCCTGATCAGGATCAAACTCATCTTGAGGCTTTGGCGGCTCAGCCGCTTGTACACTAAATCCTTTTGCCATATCAAACCAATGGTTTACGAATGAATTCTAACAGAGTTATTTATCCGTGTCAAGAATGAGCATAAAAGGCGGTTAACACTAAATAACTTATAAGAACTATAAGATTACAGATGGACGATCCAACACTCAGATCATTAATAGAGTCATACAATGAAATGTATGCCTCAGAAGATGCAGAAGAACTGGAAGAGAAAAAAGGCTTATGGGATAACATCCATGCAAAGAGAGAGCGTGGTGAGCGCCCTGCAAAGCCAGGTGAGAAAGGATATCCAAAGACTCTGAACGTTGAGGAGAATGAGATCGAGGAAGGTCTCAAGCAAGCTCGCAAGAACGTTGGCGCATCAAAGTGTTGGCCCGGCAAAGTTGCCAGAGGAACCAAGATGAAGGGTGGTAAGGAAGTTCCAGATTGTAAGCCTGTAAAACAAGCTGATGAAGCCTATGATGTTGTTCTTGACTATCTTATGTCAGAGGGTTATGCCAAGGATGTTGAGTCCGCAGATAAAATCATGATGGTCATGTCCGCTGATAAGATTCAAGAGATCGTCGAACAGTCCGCTCTTGCACAAAGAGCCGCCGCTGCCGTTGATGACCAGAGAAGAGGTTCTTATGGTATGGCGGATGATCTCAATAAGACCAGAAAAGCCTTAGATAAACTGAAGCCTTATCCAAACGGCTTCCCTGGCGTCAAGCCAATCTGATAAAACCTCCAATACAATCAAATCCCTGGGAATTTTTTTCCTGGGGATTTTTTTGTAACAATAAAAATTTTTAGCAGTTCGATAAGAGTAATCAGAATATAAGAGAGTTCCTGATAACGAATTTCAATATAAGATCTCATGCAATCTGGGGTTTCTTTGTCGATGCTTGTTTTGGTAGATATTTCTTCTTGAAGTCCTCCCAGCCGCCTGGTGGGGTAGAAGGGGCGGGCATCGGCGGGGCTTTATAAGGTTGATAAGGGCTGCCGCC